AGAAAAGCGAAATAAAAGACAACCAAGCGTACTCGTATCAGATTACTTTCTACGGAGATATAACAAGCCTTAAAACAAAATTTGCAGAAGATAAACTTCAAGACTTAACACTTCTTAACATATACACTCACGACTATACAGGTTTAGAAATAAAAAATAGAATAACAGACGGTACTACAAATTATGTTATTAGGTATCCTTTAATATTTAATAGAGATATAACTTACGACACAGGCGACGGTAGAGATATAAGTCCTTCTGGTACAGGTAGCGTATTGTATAATGAGTTATTTCCAGCAATAAGATTAGCTGCGATATTTGGAGCAATACAAGGTAAATACGGAGTAACTTTTGAAGGTACATTTTTAACTGATAAGCGTTTTCAAAATGCGTATTTATATTGTAAGAATACTGAAGATTTTAAATTTTACACTAATCCAGAAATATTAGATTTAACAACTGGTAGTACAGATTCTGGCAATAGTAATCCTTCTTTAGTATATACCGATTATTTTAGTTTGGCAGATGACACATTGAGTATAACATATTTACCTATCACAACAATGTTTCCTTCAGCAACAACATCTACTGCGCAATTTCATAGAGTATTTGTTCAAGTTCAAAGTGTTAGTGATATATCTGTGACATATTATATTGAAGTCATAGTAAATAATCAAGTTGTGCAAACTATTGAAGCAACAGGTGGTATATTCCAAATGGTAGGCGAGTTTGAAAATATTAGTAGCTTAAATAATATTTATCAATTTAGAATTAAAGCAGATGCAGCTTTAGATATGACATTAGAAATACTATACGAACAAAATTTATGGTTTGCGTCATCAACACGAAATAGATTTAGAGCCACAGGTACAGTATCCTTAACAAATGAATTTGGTGTTTTAAATTATATACCAGATATGAAAGTATCGGAGTTTTTTACAGGTATTTTAAAGATGTTTAATTTAACTTGTTATGGTACTGCATTAGATACTTTTCAAGTAGAACCGTTAGACGATTGGTATGCCAAAGGTGCGGTTGTAGATATCACCAAATACACAGACATAAAAACAGTTAATGTAGACAGGATAAAGTTGTTTAAGACTGTAGAATTTAAATACCAAGAAAGTGAAAGCGCAACCAACCACATATTTAAGAATCTTACAGGTCGTGACTACGGAAACACGAAAAACACATTTGACTATGACGGTGGAGAATATAAAGTAGAACTACCTTTTGAGAATTTACTTATGCAAAAGTTTATAGGCACTAATTTGCAAATAGGTGAAACAATAAACATAGACGGAAACAAGTATGTTCCAAAGCCTATGATAATATATCAATACGAACAACTATCACAACAATATAGATTTAATGGTGGTACGTTTGGTAGTTTAGAAACTGACTATGTACCTTTCGGTCAAGACGTTCAAGTATTAACAACCAATTATACACTAAACTTTAACGCAGACATTAGTAGCCTAACAAATATAGCAGAACAAAACACTTTATTTAGAGTATATTATTCTGGCTACCTACTAAATTTATTTGACCTAAAGAATAGACAAACCACCGTAAAGACGAATCTACCTGTAAGTTTACTAACTAACTTAAGATTAAATGACCGTGTAATTATTAGAGATAAACGGTATATAATTCAGTCTATGAAGTCTAACCTAAATACAGGCGAAGTAGACTTTGTTTTAATTAATGATTTTAGACCAATTTCTATATTGTTCCCTAAACAAGCCGTACAAGCTGACATAACAACTACAACTCCAGGCGTAACAATAACACCAAGTACGATATATGAAGAACAAAGAATTGAAGTTTGTATTCCAGATAATCCTAACGCTACAACGGTATTAAAAACGGAAGATGATTTAGACTATATAAACACGGAAGATACGAAGCGAATAAGAACAGAAGAAGGTACTATTGAGCTAATTACTTTGACAGTCACTTATACGTATTCTAATGGCTATGCTAAAACATATTATAGACTTATTGGCAATAGATGATTTTTACGAAGCATCAGAGAATGTACAAATAGCGAAGGGATTATATAGTTATGAAACAGGAGTTAAGGCGATATATAAGCAGAAGAAACGTGAACAAATGTTAAAGAAATTAAAAGCACAAGACAATGGCTGAAAATAAGACTATAAATATTAAAATCAATAGTAACACGAAAGAGGCTACTAAAGACCAACAAGATTATAATAAGGCGATAGGTAGCACCAAGAAGCAATATGATGCCGTTTTAAAAAGTGGAGATAGTTACGAAAAGCAATTAGCTGACATTAATAAAATAGTCAAAGAAACTCCTTTGAATGTTAGGGATATGAATAAGCAAATACAGGCTTATCAATCTATAGCATTAAGTGCTGGAAGAGAAACACCTGTCGGCAAGGAAGCTCTTGAAAAAGCCGCTAAATTACGTGATAGATATATTGATATTCAGAACGAAACGAAGCGACTGGCAGATGACCAAAGGAATTTAGAGGGTGCTATGCAAGGAATGAGTACAGGAATTGCCGTATATGGTGGCATCCAGAGTGCTATGGCTTTGAGTGGTGTAGAGAGCGAAAAGTTTAGGGAAACACTTGTTAAATTAACGGCCGCACAAACCTTAATGAATAGCGTTAATCAAGTGGCTACGGCATTAGAAAAGGAAAGTGCTTTAATGCTTACTTTAAAGAGTGCTAAAACAAAGGCATTAACAGTAGCTACAGGAGCGTATTCGGCAGTAGTCGGAACAACTTCTGGAGCATTAAAATTGTTTAGAATCGCATTAATCTCAACAGGAATAGGAGCGATTATAGTGGGTATTGGTTTACTCGTGGCCAATTTTGATAAGGTCAAAAATGCTTTAGGTGGTGTAATTGATAAATTTAAAAGTGCTGGTGCTGGTGTGAAGCTATTAATGATACCATTACTGCCGTTAATTGTAGCTATAGATTTAGTTAAAAAAGGATTACAGGCTTTAGGAATAATTGAGAGCGAAGAGGAGAAAGCTAAAGAGGAGAGATACCAAGCCAATATGAAAAGAATAGAGGAAGAGAATGAAGCGCAAAAGGCAAGGTTTGAAGCAAGGCAAAAGCAATTTGATAGAGAGATAGCTATGCTTGAAGCAGAGGGTAAAAGTAGCTTTGCTTTAAGGCAACAAAAAATAGCTGATTCAATAGCAATTCAAAAGCAAGAGGCTAAGGCTATGATGGCAACGATAGAACTGTTTGAAACATACGCCAAAGTAACTGGAGAGGCTACAGGTGAATTAGACAAGATTAAAAAGGAATTATTAGAACTTAATGAAACTATAAAAGACCAAGAGAATCAGTTACTTGTTAATGTTAAAACCAACAATAGAGAAAAGGCTAAAAGCTATAAAGATTACGCTAAAGAGCGTGAGAATATAGCACGTAAAATTGAGGACTTAGAAAACTCACTTTTAAAGGATGGAATTGAAAAAGATTTAGAAATAAATAGAGATAAGTTTAGACGCATAAAAGAAGATACGGAGAAAAACACGAAGATAACGAGCAAAGAACGTATTCGATTATTAGAATTATATACAGAGCAAGAGGGTCAAGCAGAACAAAAGATAAGGGATAAATACGCTAAAATAGATGAGGATAGAGAAAAGAAAAGATTAGCAAATATTGAAAAGCTAAATAATGACTTCTTACAGACCATTGAAAACTTAGCTGAACAGAACTATCAAAATACTTTATCAGACCAAGAGAGGGAATTATTGGCAGTACAGGATAAATATTTTGCACTACAAGAAGCGGCCAAAGGTAATGCTGATGCATTGAATGAAATAGAAATAGCGAGATTAAATGAAGAGAATAATATTAATCTTAAATACCAAGAAGAGGCATATAAAAACCAAAAAGCTTCAGACGACAAAACTAAAAAGGATGCTTTAGAAACTCAACAAAGCAAGATAAAATTTGCTAATGACGCGTTAGGTGCTATTAGTGATTTGACGAATGCCTTTGCTGGAGAAAGTGAAGAGGCACAAAAAAGAGCATTTAAGATTAATAAAGCAATAGGTATTACACAAGCGATAATTAATACGGCTGGGGCAATTTCAGCGGCTATAAATCCTGCCGTTGGTGGTTTAGGTATTCCAGCTGGTTTACCAGGCGCAGTATTAGCAGCAGCAACAGGTGCAGCACAAATAGCAACTATTGCAAAGACACAGTTTGAAGGTGGTGGTGGTGATAGTGTAGACGCTCCACCAAGTTCTATAGAAGCAACTCCACCAAGTTTTAATGTGGTAGGTGAATCGGGAGTAAATCAGTTGGCACAATTACAACAACAACCTACTCAAGCCTATGTAGTAAGTGGAGAGGTAACAACAAGCCAAGCACTTGACAGAAACCGAGTAACAAACGCAACACTTTAACCTAAATTAAGTTATTATAGTATGAAGATAATCGAATTAATTATAGACGAATCAGACGAAACAAGCGGAATAGAGGCTATCAGTCTTGTAGAGCAACCAGCGATAGAAAGCAACTTCGTTGCTTTAAATAAACACGAATTACAACTCAAAGAGATAGACGCTGAAAAGCGTATTCTTATGGGAGCAGCTTTAATACCAGATAAGAGCATATATAGACGTAATGAAAAGAACGAAGAATACTATATTTATTTCTCTAAAGATACAGTCAGAAAAGCGAGTGAATTATTCTTTAAAAAGTCTAATCATCAAAACGCAACCTTTGAGCATAAAGACAAGATTAACGGAGTAACTATTGTAGAGTCGTGGATTGTCGAAAACACGGACAAGGATAAAACGGCTTTGTATGGTATGGATGTACCTGTAGGCACTTGGATGGTATCGGCTAAAATAGATGATGACGAACTATATGCCAAAGCCAAATCTGGAGAGGTTAAGGGCTTCAGTATAGAGGGCTATTTCGCAGACCGATATGAGATGGGAAAACGCAATGACCAAAAGGAAGAAATTATCAAAGCTTTAAAAGACCTTTTAAAATATGAAAACAAGTAGAACAGGAAGATTAGGAGGTAAACGTGCCTGTCTATGTAAAGATGGTCAAACATACTCTCAAGATTGTTGTGATGGTGGTTTATGGGCGCAAGGCATAGGCAACGTAACAGGCGAACAGGTAGAGGAAGGAGCGAGTAAATACAAAGTACAACATTGTAGTAGTTCAGTACAGAGAAACATACATATACACGAAGGGACATTAAGCATTAGTGGAGTATATTACTTAAGGTTTCACAATTCAAATTATGACGGGTGCTACACGGTGTTAAGCACGATTGATAGTAGTGGTTTACACGTAAATTCAGTTACATTGTACTCCGATTGTGCTGACTGTCAAACACAGAATCCATAAGCAATACAAAGCAAATTTTAGGAATGGAAGTGAAACTTGAACAACGCAAATTAGATGATGGAGTAACCGTTGTTGAGGCAGATGCCTTTGAAGCAGAAGCAGAGATTTTTATTGTAACAGAAGATGAGCAAAAAATTGCTTTACCTGTAGGAGAATACAAGCTGGAAGATGGAATGGTTTTAGTTGTTACTGAAGAGGGTATTATAGCTGAAATAAAAGAGGCAGAAGAAGCAGAAGAGGAAACAAAAGAGGAAGAGGAAGTAAAAGAAGAAGAGGAAGTAGTTGAGGAAGAAATGGCAGACGAAAAGCCAGTTAAAAAGACGGTTGAATCAATCGTAAAAGAAACATTCTTTACTGAAATTGAAGCTTTGTTGTTGAATTATCTGACGAAAAAACGGAATCAGTAGAGGCAGCAACTAAACCAATTACACACAATCCAGAAAACGTAGAAGAAAAAGAGGTATTTAAATTTAGCTCTAAAAGGAAGCGTTCTACAATGGATTCAATATTTGAAAAATTAAATAAATAAATTATATTATTATGGCAACAAGTGGTTCAATCACATCAATTACGACTACCTATGCAGGAGAATTTGCTGGGAAGTATGTGGCTGCTGCTCTTTTGAGCGCACCAACTATCGAAAAAGGTGGAGTAGAGATTCTACCTAACATTAAATTTAAACAAGTAATGCAGAAAATGGCATTGACTGACGTTCTTTCTGACGCATCTTGCGACTTCACAAGAACAGATGACGCTATTACATTGACAGAGAGAGTTCTTGAGGTTAAAGACCTACAAGTAAACCTTGAACTTTGTAAGCTTGACTTCCACAATACGTGGCAAGGAATTGAGCAAGGTTATTCTTCATTTGACGTATTACCTAAATCTTTTGAAGATTACTTAATCGGATACGTAGCAGACAAAGTAGCTGCAAGAAACGAAGTAAACTTCTGGAGAGGAGATTCTTCAACAAGTGGAGAGTATGACGGAATTACAACTCAATTAGCGGTTGACGCTGGTTTACCAGCAGCACAAGAAGTCGCTGGTACTACCGTAACTGCTGCGAACGTAATCGACGAGTTAGGTTCTATAGTAGATGCTATTCCTTCAACTGTTTACGGTCGTGAGGATTTACATATCTACATTTCACAGAACATTGCAAGAGCATACGTTCGTGCTTTAGGTGGATTTGGTTCTATCGCTAACAACGCTGGTGCAAACGGTGTAGACAACAAAGGAACACTTTGGTATGGTATGGGTCAAGATTTAGCTTTTGACGGAGTTAAATTATTTGTAGCGAACGGATTGGCTGACAATACTGCGGTAGCAGCACAGAAGTCAAACTTGTTCTTTGGATGCTCTCTAAATTCAGATTTACAAGAAGTTAAATTGTTGGATATGAGTGACTTAGACGGCTCAAACAATTGTAGAGTTATAATGCGTATGGCTTGTGGAGCGCAGTACGCAATCGTAGATGACATTGTTACTTACGGAATCGTAAACTCTGCAAACTAATAGAAGATTAATTAACGAACCCCTATGTTAAGTAGGGGTTTAAGTATGAACTTATAAAACCCTAAAAAACAATGAGTTGCGAAATAAGTCACGGTCGTGTCGAAGAATGCAAGGATTCGGTTAGCGGATTAAAAGCCATCTATATATGCAATTTCGACGATATCAACGAAGATAGTGCAGTATTTGATACAACGACAGACCAAGAAGACCAATTAGATACGTGGGTGCCTGTAGATACTGCTACGGCATTAAACCTGTATAAATACGAATTAAAATCTACGGCTAACGCTCTAAACACAACTATTAATGCTTCGAGAGATAATGGAACGACATTTTTTACTCAAGAATTAGTAGTTAATTTAAAGCGACAAGACGTAGTTACTCACAAGCAAGTGAAGCTACTTTCTTATGGCAGACCAAGAATCATTGCCAGAAGTATGACTGACCAATTTTTCTTACTTGGATTCGCTCAAGGATGCGATGTAAGCGCTGGTACTATTGGTACTGGAGCTGCTCTTGGCGATTTCAACGGTTATCAATTGACCTTTACTGCTGAAGAAGAATTACCGCCATTATTCATTGACTGCTCATCAGAGGCAACTCTTGCAGCAGTATTCAATAATGGAACTGACGATGCTAATATCGTATCATCTTAAGATTAAAAAAGGTTATATATTTGTATTAACAAATTAATTAATACTTAAAAAACGGTTATGAAAAACTTTAAAGAATTAGAAAGAACAATAAGAAAACAAGAGAAATTGGTTACTGAATTGCAAACTAAATTTAGACAATGTTATAACAGATTTAAATTGGCAAACCCAAGTGAAAACGGTTTTGACGGGCTTGAATTAATGATGTGCAATGCACAAATCGAATATCATTGTGCGGAGGCAATATTGGAATCATTACAAGAAGCTGTGAAAAAATTACAGGAAATAGAAAAAAATCTTTAAAAACAAAACAATACAAAAAAATAAGGGAGTTAACGCTCCCTTTTTTTATGTCCTTACATTTCAAAAGAGAAACAAAAAAACACTATTTTAGTTATTATAGTAAGGATGATTATATTACAAGAGATAGCAACAAGTCAGACGTTTAGCTTTATTCCAAGAAGCCAAACTTATGACGGTATGTTCATTACTGACGACCAAACAAATACAGAGGTGCAAGTAACAATTGACGCAAACACGAACGGAGATTATTACGATACTATTTCTGCTATCTTTGATATTAAAGAGAATCACTTTTATGACTTACTAATAAAAAACGGAACTGACATAGTACACAAGGATAGAATCTTTTGCACTAACCAACCTGTTGCAACCTATTCCGTAAACAACGGTCAGTTTGTAAGTAAGGCATCAAACAATGAATTTATAATTTATGAGTAAAGACATTCACATATTAGAATTGGCAGCGTATGAGCCACCAGTAATAAAAGAAGCCAAGAGAGAAGATTGGGTTGAGTTTGGAAGTTCAAACGATTATTATGGTTTCTTAATAGATTGTTACACTAATAGCACCACGAATAACGCTATTATAAACAACGTAAGCCGTTTAATTTACGGAAAGGGGTTAAGTGCTACCAACGCATCTAAAAAGCCGTCAGAATACGCTCAAATGATGTCACTATTTAGCAAACAATCTGTAAGGCATTTATGTACTGACTTAAAAATGTTAGGTCAATGTGCTATGCAAGTGATATACACAAAGGATAGAAAGAAGATAGCACAAGTTGAGCATATACCTGTACAACTTTTACGAGCCGAAAAGTGTAACGAGGAGGGAAAAATCGAAGGTTACTATTACTCAGATGACTGGAGCGATACAAAAAGATATATACCAAAAAGAATAAGTGCGTTTGGATGTTCAAATGACGATTTGGAAGTATATATGATTAGACCATATTCAGTAGGTTTAAAATATTACGCTTTGCCCGATTATGTAGGTGCTACTCCTTACTGTACTTTAGAGGAATCAATTAGCGAATATCTAATTAATGAGGTAAATAATGGCTTCAGTTCACGGGCAGTAATTAATTTTAACAATGGTTCGCCAAGTGAGGAGCAACAACAACTAATAAAAGCCAAAGTTTTAAATCAACTCACAGGGACGCAAGGCGAGAAGGTCATAATTAGTTTTAATAACAACCAAGAATCCAAGACTACGGTTGATTCTATGCCCGTTAATGACGCTCCAGACCTCTACAATACGCTTACAGAAACTTGTTTAAGAAAAATAATGCTTGGTCACCAAATTACGTCACCTTTATTATTTGGAATCGCATCTCAAAATGGCTTTAGTTCTAATGCCGATGAGTTAAGAGATAGCTTTGTTTTATTTGAAAATATGGTAATTAAGCCATACAGAGAAATGTTAACAGATGCCTTTGACGAAATACTTGCATATAATGAAGTAAGCCTAAATATTTATTTTAAGACATTAAAGCCTTTAGAGTTTACTGATTTAGAAGGTGTAGAAGATGAAGAACAGAAAGAGGAAGAAACAGGTTTAGAACTAAAAAAGGATTTTTCAGACGAGGAGGGCAACCACATACTTGACAATTTAGATGGCGAGGAAATGAGTGATGTTTGGGAGTTAATAGACGAGCGTGAGTATGGTAACGAAAACACGGATTTAGATTCCTGGATAGAACAAACAGAATCAAAGAATAAAAGCACCTTACAAAAGTTTGCAGATGTCATTAAAAGCTTTCCAAGTAGAAGTAGTTATTTAGATAAATCTATCTACAAGGTACGATACAGATACGCACAAAAATATAGTTCAAAGAATAGTAGAGATTTTTGTACTAAAATGATGCAGAGGACAAATAATGGTGTAGTATATAGACTTGAGGATATTGACAAAGCATCAAGAGCTGGAATTAATAGTGAATTTGGACATCAAGGACAAGCCTATGACCTGTTTAAATACAAAGGCGGAGTTTACTGTGGACATTATTGGAGCGAACAACTGTACAGACTAAAGAAAAAGAAAGACGGAACTTACTATGAAGATAAGGCTTTAAGTAGTTCAGAAGAAGTGCCAAGCATACCTAAAAGCTACAAACCGACACCAACAGGTAGAGGCAAGGCAAAAATAGCACCAAGAGATATGGCAGATAATGGACATCACCCAAACTATAAAGGATAAGATATGGCTAAAGCATTATTAATAAGACGTGAGGATTTAGTTCGATTTACTTCAGTAAATGGTGGAGTAGATACGGATAAGTTCATTCAATATGTATCTATTGCACAGGATATTCATATTCAGCAAATGACTGGAACAAGGCTATTAGAGAAGATACAAGCAGACATAGTAGCAGATACATTAGCAGACCCATATTTAACGCTTCTAACGGATTACATTAAGCCTTGCTTGATTCATTTCGCAATGGTGGAATATTATCCACACGCAGCCTATACAATAGCGAATAAAGGAGTATATAAACACGGAGCAGAGAATAGCGAAACGGTAAGCAAAGAAGAGGTAGATTTTTTAATGGAGAAACAAAGGCAATTAGCTATGAATTACAAAGAGCGATTTGTAGACTATGTGGTAAACAATAGTAATCTTTTTCCCGAGTACTATTCTAATCAATCGCCAGACGTTTATCCAAATCAAGATACAGACGTAACAGGTTGGGTTTTATGAAAAAATATAGAATAAAAGCAGAGAACATAAGAAAGTTAGAGAAGTACATTAAGAAAATAGAAAATGGCAGAAATAAAGATAAGCGACCTAACGGCAAAGAGTGCTAATTTATCGAATAATGATTTATTTG